ACCCCGCGCTGATCGAAACCGTGGTGACCGATCCGGAGAACCGTGAGCAGCCGATCGGCATCGTCACGATGAAGGGCAAGAAGGGCAACGCCAAACGCTACCGCGTGATCGTCAACGTGCCCGAGACGGCATTCGCGCAGCGCACGGCCCAGATCCGTGCGACGTTTACCGACGGCGAATGTTTCTACTTTCGCGTGAACGATCTGTCGAGCGCCTCGCGCGGACGCAGCGATCTGCTCGCGCAGATGGATTGGCTCGATGCCTATGACGGTTTCCTGTTCGGCGAGATCGAGCGCTCATCCGCGATGCGCGCGTATTTTTGGGACGTGACGCTCAACGGCGCGTCGCCGGACGACGTGATAGCGAAAGCAAAGACGATAACCTCACCGCGCTCCGGCGCCACGCGTGTGCATAACGAGAGCGAGGTGTGGACGGCCGTGACGCCGGACATGAAGGCCTACGACGCCGAGCGCGCGGCGAAGCTGATCCGCAATCACATGCTCGGCGGAGCGACCATTCCTGAGCATTGGTTCGGCGGCGCGGAAACCGTGAACCGCGCCAGCGGCGACAGCATGATCGAGCCGACCGAGAAGATGCTCGACATGCGCCGCAACTATGTGGGCTACCTGCTCGCGTCGATCGCCACCTATGTGCTGCGTTCTAACTGGCATGCGCTCGATCGCGAGTTGAAGGAATCGGAGCAGAAGATTCTCGACACGCTCATCGTTGAATGGCCGGCGCTCACTGCGAAGGACACCAGCAAGTACGCCGCGGCGATCCAGCAGCTGACGGCTGCGGTGTCGATGGCGATGTCCGAAGGAATTTTGACACGCGAAACGGCTTTGCGCCTCGTATCGACGATGGCCGAACAGCTCGGCATCGAGATCGACGTGGAGGAAGAACTCAAGAACGCCGAGGCCGAGCTCGCGGCGAAAGGTGGCGACATGCTCGATGGCCTGGCACTGACCGACACGCATCCGGAAAACACGCCGCTGGCCGTCCCGCAGGGCGATCAAGGCAACCTGCCCGCCGCAGCGTAATATCCGGCAATGCCTGCGCAGGGGTTGCCGCCGATTCGCAAGGAGCTGTTGCAGGAAATCCTGCGGCAGCTCGCGATTGCACTCGATACGATCCAGGAGCAGCTGCGCAACACGACGAGCGATGACGCAACGCGGCGCCTGCAGCGCCAGCGCGCCGAGATCGCGCGCGTTATGCACGATTTTCAGCAGACGGTTGCGCAGGCGATGGAAGATGCCGCGGACAAAGTCTGGGAAGCCGGCATCGAGAATGCGGTGGAGTCTATCGGCGAGATCGGCCTGGCGCCTCGCATCGCGCAAGGACCGCTGCTCGCGATCCGCACGTTTCTCACCGGCCGAATCGCCGACATCTCGCGCGCCGCGGCTGGCAAGATCAACACCGCGCTCACGCAGCAGATCCTCGGCGTGCAGTCGATGAGCGACACGATCACGCAGATCCAGAACATTCTCGACAGCGCGCCGCGCGGTCGCGCTATGACGATTGCGTACACCGAGATCGGCCGCGCCTATTCCGTGGCGCAGTGGGAAGCCGGCCTCAAGCAGCTGCAGCTGCTGCCCGGATTGATGAAGTCCTGGATACACAGCGGCAAGCTGCATCCGCGACCAGGTCACGTGCTCGCATCGAAGCAACCGCCGATTCCGTTCCTGCAGGATTTCGAGATCGTGGATCTGCGCACCGGCGAAACCGAAGCCATGCGCTTCCCGCGCGATCCCAAAGCGAGCGCGTTCAACTCGGTGAACTGCGGTTGCATGATGGTGCTGCATGCGCCGCCGGCGAGCGATGTGTTTTCGAAGCCGCTCACGCACGTGATCAAGCCCGGCGGCAAGCTCGTGCCGATCTGAATTTGCGATGTGGTAAGCTCGCGCGCGTCGAAGTCTTCACCAGCATCGGGAACGCACGGCTGAAAAATTCGACACCCGAACCCCGCACTCACCATGCGGGGTTTTTCATTTAGCGCGCCGCTAAAAGAACTTCACGGCACGGTTCCGTAATTTGCGATCCGCACTCGCGAGCTTTCCTCGCGAAGTCGATCACAACCGGAGCAAACCCGTGTCCAAAGAACAGACCGAAGCGAAAATCGCAGCGCCTGGCGAGCCCGGCTACAAGCCGGTCGGCGAAGTCGTGGAGCTGGCGAAGAATTCGAAAACCGGCGTGCGTGTCGTCTGCGACGACAAGAACGTGTGGAAGGAAGCCGGCAAAGCCAAGAAGGGCGAATAACCGATGAAGCGCGTCCCCGCGGGAGGCCTTCTCGGCACCGTCGCGCTGCGTGAAGCAGCCGCGACGGAACTCGGCCAGGTCATGGACCTGGTCAATGCTGCCGTGCGAATGACGCGCAACGCGTCGACCGACACCTGCGGCATCTACTGGATGATCGATGCGATCTTTCCCGATCGCGTGATCGTCTGCTCCAACGGGCGCTATTACGCCTATCCCTACACCATCGACGACAACAATGTCGTGACGCTCGGAACGCCGAGCGAAGTCGTCGTCGATTACGCACCTGTGGGGGCACGGGTGGCGGAAGCGGCGGTCAAAGGTTCCGGTGTTTTCATCGAAGCCCTGGCCGCCGCGGACGCTTCCGCGCCGCCGCGCTATCTCGTGCGCGTGATCAAAGCCGGCACGTCGCTCAATGGCGTGAACTATCCGGCTTCCGTTCTGCGCGAAGCCGTGCCGCTGTTCAACGGCGTGCGCGTGTTCGCCAAGAACGACGACGAGCACGTGAAGGGCGACCCCAAGGCCAAGGACTTCCAGAAGCTGGTCGGCAAGCTCAGCGACGCGCGCTTCTCCGAGGCCAATGGCGGCGAAATTCTCGCCGTGCTCGACGTGCTGCAGGAAAGCGACGTTGCGCCGAAGCTGCGTGAAGCCGTGGCGCGCGGCATGACCGACCTGTTCGGCCTTTCCATCGACGCGGACGGCAAAGCCAAGCGCGTCGGAAAACTCCGCGAGGCGACTTCGCTCACGAAGGTGAGCAGCGTCGACCTGATCATCGATCCCGGCGCGGGCGGGCAAATCATCCGATTCACCGAAGCAACAACCGTAACCTCACCGGAGAGCGACATGCTGCGTCAGCAGATGCTAGACAAAATCCGCGAGCGCGACGCCAAGCGCGCCGACTCGCTGGCGAAATCCACCGACGAAGAGGTTTTGACTGCCTACCGTGAAGCGGTAGCGGCCGAAGCCACCGCAACGATACAACCCGCCGCGAAGCAAGACCCGCCGCCCGCCGCACCTGCGGCGGTGACGGCGGCCGACGTCGACGCGCGCATCCGCATGGTCGAGGCGCGCGCCAACGCGCGCGTCGCGATCGTGGGCAGCAAGCTGCCTGTGCCTGTCATCGAACGCTTGACGCAGCGATTCACCGAAGCGGCGAGTTTCACGGATGCCGATGTGATCGCCGCGATCGAGAACGAGCGCAAGTTCCTCGGCCGCCTGGTCGAGAGCGGAGCCACGATCCGCGGGCTTGGTATCGAAGCAGGCGAGGACATCGCCGACAAGACCAAGCAGCGTTTCGACGACTTCTTCGATCCGACGAAGCCGATGCGCAGTTTCCGCGAGGCTTATATCGAGTTCACGGGCGACCGCGGCGTGTCGGGCCTGCTTGCCAACTGCGATGTGCAGCGCATGCGCGAAGCCATCGGCGAGCAGAACTTCCGTGAAGCGATTTCTGCATCCACGTTCTCCAATGCACTCGGCGATTCGATTACGCGCGCTATGGTGCGCGAGTACAACGGCGCCGATAAGTGGAGCGACTGGCAATGGCTCGTGGACGTCGTGCCCGTCTCCGACTTCCGCCAGCAAAAACGCATCCGCATCGGCGGCTACGGCAACCTGCCGGCAGTGGCCGAAAACGCCGCTTATGCTGCGCTGACTTCGCCGAGCGATGAACAGGCGACCTATACCGCCTCCAAGCGCGGTGGCACCGAGACGATTTCGCTGGAAACCATCGCGAACGACGACGTCGGCGTAATTCGCCGCATCCCGATGAAGCTGGGCGTCGCCGCTGCTCGCACGTTGTACGAGTTCATTTACGACTTCATGCGCACGAACGCCGCGATCTACGACACGGTGGCGCTGGCGCATGCCTCGCACAACAACCTCGGCGTGGTCGCACTCGATGCGACCGGCTTCGCGGCCTCGCGTCTGCGCATGAAGAGCCAGACCGAACTCACCAGCGGCAAGAAGCTCGGCATCCTGCTGGAGCACCTGTGCGTTCCGGATGCACTGGAAGAAGCGGCGTTCAACCTGTTCGTGCGTGGCACGAACCTGGACCAGACGTTCGTGCAGAGCCGCAAGCCGACGGTGCACACGGTTCCCTATTGGACGGATACGAACGACTGGTGGGGAGTAGCCGACAAGAGCGAAACGCCGCTCATCGAAGTCGGCTTTTACGGCGGC